TTTGATTGGTAAAAAATTACCTATGATGAAAAAAGGATTATTAACAGAAACATATATTGATGAATTAACTGATTACACTCAATTACAAAATAAAAAAATTGTAGCAATAGACCCTGGAAAATGTGATTTAATTTATTGTGTAAATCATGATAATAAAGACGCAAATAAATTTAGATATTCACAAGACCAACGAAGAAAAGAAACCAAGAAAAAGAAGTATTCAAAAATTCAATTGGAACTGAAAAAAGAAAAGATAAATGGTAAAACGATTATAGAATGGGAAACTGAATTATCAAAGTTAAATAGAAAATCACTTAATATAACAAAATTTAAGGAGTATATCCAAAAAAAGAGTGAAATAAATAACACATTATACAAATTTTATGAAACCTATATTTTTAGAAAATTGCGCTTACAAAGTTATAGAAATACCAAGAAAAGCGAACAGAAAATGATTAACCAATTCAAGAAAATATTTGGTAATGAAAATGATGTAGTTGTGTGTTTTGGTGATTACGAACAAAAACAACATATGAAATTCAAAGAAGCAACCAAAGGAAAAGGAATGCGAACCTTATTTAGAAAAGCAGGATTTCAAACTTATTTAGTAGATGAATTTAGAACGAGTTGTATGTGTTCTAAATGTGAAATAGGTATTTGTAAAAAGACGATGGTTAGGGAAAATCCAAAACCATACAGAAATGGAAACATTATCGTCCATGGACTGATTTGTTGTAAGAACGGATGCGGTTATTGGAATAGAGATGTGAATGGTGCTACAAATATTTACAAAATTGCTTATAATGCGATAAATAATAAAGAAAGACCAAATTATTTATCCAGAAGCAAGAATTTATCAACTGGTTTAGACGAACCAGTAAAATCAAAATTTACACGCTCTGCGAAGGGCAAACCTTGAATTATTTATTTTTGAAACAACTTAAAGTTGTCCCATTTTAAATCTTCAAGGGTGTAAATTAAAATCAGTTCCGTCAAAAATCCAAACCCATTGTTTATTTTCTGGAATTTCACTGAATACACCATCATAATGGCTAATTATACTTTTTAGATCAAAATATAATTCTGCTTTTGAAGGACACGTATAATAATACAAAGTATTATTTTTTTCTGCAACCTCTATTAGAGAATGAGAACGGGGATTTAAGGCGCATAATGGGCATGTATATCTCATATAATTATTATAATATACATACTACTAATTTACTACTTTTACCTTTTAGAAAAAGGTAAAACCAAAAACTTTACCTTTTAGAAAAAGGTAAAGTTTTTGGCTCCACCTTTTCCAAAGGTGGAAAAAGGTGGAAAAAGGTGGAAAAAGGTGGATTAGAGCCGTCTTCTTTGAGATAAATAACCAGCCGATGTTCTACCTACCATACCATAAGCAGTGTGTGGTTTGTAAATAAAGGTACCTTTACTGTGTGTATAACACAGCGTGTTTTTACAATTATCGTATGAAATATTATAGGGTAAAACAGCTGTATCGCCAAGTGTTTTAAAATTATTACTTTTATGTAAACTACTAGACGGATATGCTTTTACATTACTAAAATAAGCATTGTTGCTATTATTAAAAATTAAGGATGACATTAATATAATAATAGCAATATTTTAACTATAATTATTGATATTATTTTGCAAATTTACCTTTTAGAAAAAGGTAAAACCAAAAAACTTTACCTTTACAAAAAGGTTGATATTTGGCTCCACCTTACCACTTTTCAAAAAAGTGGTGCAAAAGTTTGGCTCCACCTTTCTAAAAGGTGGATGGATTTATTTACCACAAGAACCACAGCCAGGTCTTACATTATGAACGCGACTAATCATTGAACTATTTAAAGCAGATGGTGCATTTCTTTGTTGAGCTTGTTGTGTTTTTACTAAATTGGCAATCATTGCTTGTCTATAAATATTTGATTGTGAACCGGAACTAACATCCATTTTAATAGAGACAGATGGTCTGTATGGCATTGATTATAAATAATACAAATATTTTAATTCTAATTCAAATACTTTCTAGCAACTAAATATTTTTGATAGCACAGTAATTTGGAAGAAAACATACAGAATCCAGACCATTTGCTAAAACATCCAAAGATGAATTAAATGTAATTTCATTGCAATTACATGGGTAATTTTGCAAAAGTTCGGCAATTGTCATAGTTTTGGTTGTTCCATCGTCAAACTTTATTATAAAGGTATCATTTCCTAAATCTTGAATAATTTCCGCTCTTACTCTAGTGTTCAAAATATCATTGAATGCGTATACAAACATACCAACTTCGTATTTAAATACAACGTCGTTAATATCCTCTTGGAAATAAGGATTTTTATACAATTTAGCATCACTTACAGCAACATTTTCGTCCAAAGGACAATTGCAGTCGGCAACGATGGAAGTCTTAAATTGCTTACCTCCATAAACAGGAAATGCTGGGTTAAAAGGTATTTGAGGTAGCCCAAATGTTGGTGGGATAACACCACGTCGCAATACATTTTTCCCTTTTAATTTATTTAAAAATCTATCATATGAATTATGTTTAATATCACAACCTACTCCCCCTGGGGTTTGAGTTCCTGGACGACTAGAAGTAAAAGAATGATGACGACCATTCAAAGAATTGTAAAAACCCGTTTTTACACTCCCTTTTTGAACACTAGGATATGCTCTATCACTTTGTTGATTCCAACCTACACGATATACATCAACTGGTTTATTTACATAAGAACTTAATGAGCCTAAATTCATAGTGTATAAAGATGCATAAACACGCACCGTATTTTGTATGATTTTTTGTTTTTGATATTGATCTGCCGGTGTATTACCATTCAAACCTTTATTACATCCTCTGCATCTATAACCATACGGTTCTACAGCAAATGGATTATAAGTATTTCCATTAAATATAATTCCTGTTCTACCTAATATCATTATTTATATATATAATGCTATTAAATAATATAATAATTATTAAAAAAATTGAAAATTTTATAATATGAACAAAGATAGTTACTACAAATAAAATATTACAACTAAATGCAAACAGATGAAAAAAATAAAATTAAACACTCTGCAATGTGTTGTATATACTGTGGAAAAAGTTACAAAACTAGAATGAATCTAGAGAAACATTTAATTTTATGTGAAATAACACACCAGACAAAAAAACAGCATCATAACGATTATGAAATGGATGACTCGTTAGATGATTCTATTTCTTCAAAAAAATTATATCAAATAGTTATGCAATTATCATTGAAATGCAATAGATTGGAAAACAAAATTGCAGATTTGAGCAAATATGTCACAAAAAAAAAACAAAAGATTGATATTATTGAATATTTAAATAATATTACAAGATCTACGAATTGTCCAACCTTACTTTTTGAAAATATTACAGAAATCATAACTGTAGAACAAAGCGATATTGAATTCTTATTTCATAACAGCTTTGTTGATACAGTAAACCAAATACTTTCTAGAAGTATTTATGATAACAATGGACAAAGTGAGATGATTCCTATCGCATCTTTCAAAGAAAAGAAAAATACAATTTATGTTTATAGTAAAAATAATCACAACCAACAAAACAACAATCAATCCCAAAATCCAAGTTGGTCAATTGTAACGAGAGAAAATTTCATACGATTTTTAAACATTGTACAATTCAAAATATCCAAAGCATTCAGTGAATGGCGTAAAAAGAATGCACAATTATTAAATGAAAATGATAATCATAGTATTCTTTATGATAAAACGTTTTCAAAATTGATGGAGCCTGATTTTAAAATAGAAAAAACGTTTGTTAAATTTTACAATAATATTTATAAAGGGAACCTTACACCTTTAGAAAAGGTGTAGGCCAAATCAACCTTTTCAAAAGGTTGAGCCAAATCAACCTTTAAGAAAGGTTGAGCCAAATGAACCTTTAAGAAAGGTTGAGCCAAAATTTTATCTTAATTGTTTTGCTCCACTTTTTTGAAAAGTGGAAGGAATTCGGCAAGTGATACAACATTTACACCCAATTTTTTTGCTTCTAATACTTTACCAGTCTCATCATCTTTATCTTTTGCTATAACTAAATATGTATTTTTACTTACACTTGTTCCAATCTTAGCACCAATGCTATTCAATTTTTCTTCTAATTCTTTATTACGAAAACCAGTCATGACAATTGTTTTTCCATACAATGGATGCTCCTTATTAACACTCGCCATTATCACCCCCTTATTCTTATGTGCGTCCTGAAACTCAAATAATTTGTAATACATATCAGTCTCCATAAGGAAATCTTCAAAATCATCAATTTTCGCTACAAAAGCCATTGCAGTCTTCGTAGCCATACCTTTTATCTCAGCAATCTTCTTTATCTTTTCAGTATCAGCTATATTAGAAGCAAACACATCAGGATAAGCATCCATAATTAATTCTATTTTCTTTTCACTGAAACCTCTACTGAAAATATTAGTGGCTGACATTAATGTAACCAAAGAAGCAGCAGCTATTTTTTCTTTGATACCATCATGAATTTTGGTTGCCGTTTTCAATTGAAAACCTTCCACATTCTTCAATTGATCTATACTCATAGTAAGTATTTTTGGAACTGAATCATAACCAGCTTTAATAATTCTTGTAATGTTTCCACTGCTTAAACCTTCTACACCAATTCCTCTGAAAAATCCTGTAATATTTTTTTCTTTTACTGTTTCATCTGATAACAAATCCTCTAACATAATGTCAACATGAGTATTATTCCATTTGTAAGGAACAGAAGGCATTTTGGCTTCTTCTGCACCAACAACAACTTTTCTAATGTAAGGAATAACATCACCGCTACGAATAATTTCAACTACAGCTCCAATACCAATATTATTATCTTTTATAAAAGCACCATTGAAGCCTGTCGCGTATTCAATACGTACACCTCCCAAAATAACTGGTTCAATTTGAATACGTGGTTTTAAATAACCATCTTTACTTGGCGACCATATAACATCTACAACTTTAGATTCTGCGACTTGGTCGGATAAAACCATTTTAAAAGCAAATGCTTGTTCAGGATTACCAGACCTTCTAGGATATATTTTATCGTCAACAACGATGACACCATCAATTTCATATACATAATTCTTTCGCCAATCAACTAACGTATTTGATAATAATTCATTTGTTAATTCAATGCCACCCACCTTGTCAAACAAAACAATTTCAATATCCAATGATTTCAAATATTCAAATTGATCACTCGGTTTCATAGTAGGAACAATCACTTCATATGCAACAAAATGTACATCTTTACTTTTTTCATCTATTGTTTTTTGATTGACAATACCTGAAACCAAATTTCTTGGATTCGCAAAATCTTTTTTATATTTATTTTCAAAAATCATCTTAGGAATAATAAATTCACCACGAATTACAAAGCCCTTCTCACCCTTTTTTTTAGAAGGCAAACGTAAATATGGAATAAAATGACTAATGTCTTGTCCTACTTTACCGTCACCACGTGTATACAATTTAGGCTCTTCGCCTTCAGTTGTATATAATCCACTTACACCATCTAATTTACAAGATAGCACATAAGGTCCAGGAAATTTGACCTTCCAATTTTCAAGAGCCTTTGTATCAGGTTTTATTTTGTCCATTGACCACATTTCATAAGGTAGCGTAGCTTTATTTTTACCAACAGGAATGGGTGCGCCAATTAATTTGATTACTTTATTATCAGGAAATTTATTTCTAATAAAATCTTCCAAAATATCAAATTGATTATCACTAATAATAGGATTTTTATTTCTATAAACTTCATTGGCCATCATGACCATTTCTGTTAATGTTTGTTCTGTCAAATTAGATAAAACACTTATGCCATTTTTCTTAAAATCATTCAAAAGAATAAACGTATTACTATCCTTGTCAACGCCAATACTACTTGTGTTACTATCCATTTCTTCATCAACAATTTTTACATTTTTTACATCGTCATCCTTTTGAAGTTTTTTAGAAGTGCGAGCTTTAATTTTTGTACCAGTAACATTTACCTTTTTCTTGACTGTTTTTGAAGTAGAACTATTTGTAATAGGAACACTCAATGTAATAGCATCAGCAGCAGTATTAGCAGCAATATCAGCAGCAGCAGCATCAACGACTACAACAGCTCGTCCATCCACTCTTTCCACCGGAGTTTTGTAGACTAAGCCCAAATAACCAAATATGTCTTTCTCATCTTTAAACACAGCATCTACCTTTTCACCCTTTTTCTTGCCCTCCATTTTATACAAACCATGTTCATTCATAGTTAAACCTTTTTGTAGTGCTTCGTGACGCATAACAGTATTAAATATTTTTGAACCAGTAAAATACAATATTGAAAACGGAAATTCTTCTGGACTTGTGTACAAGAAATCTACGCGACGTGCCACATTAGATGAAGGGATTCTTGCAACAACCAAACACTTTGTTGACCCTCTTGAAAGAACATGTAATATAATATTTTCTTTTATCAATTCATCAATAAAATCAATAAACATCTTTGGTGATTTGGAAGTGATAATAACATCAATATCACCCGAACTTTGGGCACCCCGACGATAACTACCTACAATCTCCATATGCGACTCATTATTTGCATTCACCGATGCAACCTTGTCAAAATCCTTTTCAAATATTTTTTTATATTCTTCAATTTCACTACGAGGAATACGCTGTAAAATATCTTCGTAATATTTTAATCCAACTTTTTGAATGTCATTCAAAACTTCATCTTGACGCTCACGAAGTTGTTCAATATTTACAATTCCTTTTTCAACCAGTTCCTTTGCTTTTTTTGGTCCAACACCATAAATTTCCCCTAGAATATTTACAGGATTGTTTTTTTCTCTCTCTAATATTTTTAAAGTTCCAGTATTTACATATTCATTCAATTTTTCTAAAATAGTTGAACCAATGGCAGGTTTACCCTTTAATTGGTCAACGCCGGTAATATCATCAGGATATGCCATAAGAGTTTCTTGGGCTTTTTGATAAGCCCGTGCTCTAAATGGCTCACCTTGCTTTAACATGATATTGGCCAATTTTTCCATTAGCTCAATAAATTGTTCATTGTAACGTAGATTATTATTACCACCAGTCATTTTCGCAATTTTATCGTTGTATTTAGATTTACTAGAATCATGAAAAAAGTTTTCAATTTTATTTCCACCTTTTCCACCTTTCAAAAAGGTGGAGCCAAACTTTTTGTACTGCATTTTTGAAAAGGTGGATTTTTTAATTGTTTTTCCACCTTTGGGAAAGGTGGAGCCAAACTTTTTGTACTGCATTTTTGAAAAGGTGGATTTTTT